GGCAGTTTCTGTCGGCCAGCTTTAAAGATATTGGGATATTTAACACGCTTGCATCTCCGCGCTATCGCAACGAAAAGCAAGCGTGCAATCAAGCTGGCGTATCACAAGCTTCAATGGATGTGGCCGTGAATGAGGCCAGAAAGGAGTACCGGGACAGGATAGTGAAGCGTCAAAATGTTTAACCCTTTAAAGCCCACCTCATGTCCCCAAACAGCGAGTCGTCAAACCGGGTGCTACCTACCACAACTCCTCAAGTAAGTAGCTAGCCAAGTCTAGCTACTATCTCAAGCAGTAAGTCCTTTCAATAACTATTTCTACTATCCGTCTCGAGTGGAATACCGTTCGGGCGGACGGTATGTCAAAGTAGCTCATTGGTAGAGCGCATGGCCGAAGACCATGGCGCAGGTAGTTCGATTCTACCCTTTGACATGCTAGGAAGTAATGTATGTGTGCGAACGCCATGTGGGAGTTAGTTCTCCGTTCATTCGACCGATAGGACGAGTGGACGGGATACTGGCCATGAAGCCCACTGAGTGGCAAACGATGAGTAGTGCGGCAGTAGCTCATTGGTAAAACGTGCAGGCGTAAGGGATAATTAAGATAATATCTTATGCGGTTTCGACTGCCTTTCCCGAAATCCTGTTGCCGTCGGCAAGTGGCGATGAATGGCCGTGTAGGGCAGGCCTGCACTTGCTGAATATAATTCAGAAAAGTATACCATATACTGTTTATAGTAAATACTAAACTATGAATTACGGACTGATAAACAAACCATATAATTCTACTGATGATTGGTTCAAGGGAGTATCTCGTTCCAATAATGTCATTGTTAATGAGGCTGGAGATTGGACTGATTTTCTACCACCTGTAGAATACCAGTCAGGTTTCGGGTTTGATTCATTTTCATGCGTATCATTCAGTGCTTTGAATTGTCTTGAGACATTGTTAAAAGCACAGGGTATATTTTTCAATGCTTCAGACAGATGGCTTGCTAAGATGAGCGGAACTACTGGAGCAGGAAATACCGTCTGGGCTGTCGCGGACGCTATCCGCAAATGCGGATTAGTAACTGAGCAAGATTGGCCGTATGACAGGGCAACTATGAATTCATGGGATACGTTTTATTCAGATATCCCTAAAGAAATTCAAGACTTGGGAAAGAAGTTCCTTGAAATGTATGAAGTCAATTATGAGAATGTAAGGTATGCTGACATTAAAGAAGCATTGAAGTACGCACCTTTGCAAGTTGGAGTTTATGCTTGGCTTAGTCCTGTTAATGGAATATACCCATGCGACCACGATAAGTCACAGAATCATTTAGTGGAATTATTCAAAATTGATGCTGATGGATATTATTATATTTATGACCATTACAATCAGTCTATAAAGAAACTTGATAAAGGATTTAAATTCGGTTCTGTTGTGAGATATTCCATAAAACCTAATCAAAAACCTATGTTGCAATTAGAAAACAACACGCTCGTACAAGAGGTGACTGAATCAGGAAAGTTCGGGCTTTACCTTGATGGAAAAATTTTTGTTGACGATACAGCCTTAATCCTTGCCACTTGGACAATGAGGAATACTGGAATGGGGTTAAAGAAAGCTATCACAAAAGAAGATTGGGACAGCGTCCTTCATTATAATCTCAAGAGAGAGCAAGTTGACTAATATGAGATTCTTAAATGATTTAATCTGGATTCTTAAAGACGTAGTAAAACACGGCAAAAAGACAAAGGAAATCATTGTTGGAAAATTAGTTGATTACGGATTTAAACATAAGAAACATGGATTCAGATAAAAGGTTTGTTATTGAGATGTTATTGTTCTGTCTTGCTACGCTATTATTCGGAATATACAGCACGTTGCATTTTATTCTTAACTTAATTTAAGTATGAAAGACTTACTGGTAAAACTGTTAACGTTTCTTAGTGGGAAAAAAAATGTAATTGCCGGACTTATTACCACGACCTCTGCTTTTCTTGCCTTGGAGCAAGTGATTTCTCCGGAAGTGGCAACTTACATCAACGCAGTTTCATTGATAGTGTTTGGCAGTGCAAGTTACGCAACGGGAAAGTTAATTTACGACAAACAAACATAAAAGTTGAATGTTCTCAGTTGGCGTATAAGGTATTATGCGCCAACCACAGAGTAATCAAACATTATGTATACCTCAAAAACATCATTGGAGAATTATCTGGGAAAGTCATTGTCCGCAGGGCAGAGTGCCTCTATTTCGAGTTGGATTACTGCAGTCCAGCGATATATAGATAATTATACCCATTGCAAATTCGAGCAAGTTGTTGGAGAGACGAGATATTTCGATGGAAACGGATTGACTGAACTTGTTCTTGATGAGTTCATATCTCTTACAAGCGTTACCGTGCTTGAAGTTGATGGAACGACATTGCAGACATTGACAGAAGGAGATGACCAGGATTTTATAACCTATCCCTATAACGAAACAACTAAATTCAGGATTATACTGCAGCCGAGTTCAGCTATTGGTTATTTTCCAAGCAGGAGAAAATCAGTTAAGATTGTAGGGACATGGAACAATTCAACCGCAGTGCCGGCAGACATAGAACTAGTTGCCAATATGCTTTTAGCGGATATGATTTCAGATGCAGGTTCAAACGGTAAAGAGATTGCATCAGAGTCTTTGGGCGGGTATTCAATTTCTTACAACAACAATGCAAGCATTGACGAAACGGCAGCAAGGTTGGGTATTAAGCAATTGTTAGACCAGTATGTCATTTACGAGTTATAGATATGGCAATAACACATTTATTAAATAATACGATTGTAGTCGAGCGACTGCAAGAGATTGTAGGAACTGATAGAATGGCCATGCTCACCGTGACTGCCAGTTTGCCTTGCCATATCCAGCCAAATTCTGACAAGAAGTCCGGTGTTGCCGACGGAGTTTACGCAAAACAGTTTGTCATCTATCTTGATTCGGGGTCTGATGTTAAAGCTGGAGACAGGGTCAAAAGTTCTGACGGGTATGAGTATACTGTAGTTTCAGATGGAGTTACTCTATATTCATTCGGGTCAATAGATTTCTTAAAGGTGGTATGTGAAAAAACTTTATGATTACCATGACAGTAAAAGGATATGACAAACTGATTGCAGGACTAAAGAGCAGTGAATCGGATATAAAGAATTCAATGCAAAAGGCTATCAATAAGATTGGTTTGATAGCTCAGAGAGATATTAAATCATTCACTCCGGTTAGGACGGGAAGATTGCAACGAGGCAATCAGTTGATGTTGGGGTCATTGACTGCTATAATTTCCAATAATGTTGAGTATGGCCCGTATATCCATAACGGCACTAAGAACATGAAAGGACGGCCATTTATGGAGTGGGGCGTGGAGAAAGCGATGCCTGAGATACAGAAGATTTTAGAAGATGAAGTTGACTCAGTCTTGAAAGCGATAATTAAATAGATATATATGGATAATTATACTTTGATAAAGGAACTCAAGAAAATAGTAAAGATGTATTTTGTATTAAAGGGAGGTGAAGGTTCTGGAAATTTTGGTCACGAAGGAAGACCAGGTGAAATTGGCGGAAGCCAAGAAGGAGGTGGTTCAAGTGAAGGCTCATCAACCAAAGTTGGAAAGCACACTTTTGATAAATATCCTGAAAAAGTTGGGAGTGGTGTAAAAATAAATGATAAAGAGTATGTTCTTACTAAGGGTTCTTTTGCCAACAAGGACAATGATAAAGTTCAATTTGTTTTAAAGTCTGCGTTAGCCGATGGCTCCTTTGACCCCAAGAAAGACTTGATAGAGTTAAATGCTAAAGAATTCAATGACGCATTTGAAAAAAATGGTCAGGAATAGATGTAGATAAAGATACTAGAAGTGCTCTTGGAAAGTGGACCTCTAAGGCTGATTCAAGTGAAATAAAAAAGATTATAGACAGTCCAAGTGATAAAACCAAAGAGTCTATTTCTAAGCTCAGAGAAAGGCTTAAAGACACTCACGGAGATACTGTTACTTTGTATAGAGGTATAGAATCAGTTGCTCCTGAAGAGTTTGATACGTGGAGTGAATATAATGATTACGTTAAGGACATAGAAAGTTCTATAAACGAAAGAGGCTTCGTGTCTTATACCAGTGACATAAAGGTTGCAAGAGATTTTGCAGGAAGTGATGGAGAGATAATAAAAGAAGATGTTTCCATTGATGATATAATGTTTTCTTCTGATTATCAAGATTTTGGTAATTTTGGGGAGAATGAATATATTGTAAGATATTAAAAAATAAAAATATGACATTTGAAGATTTCATTCACAGTCCGATTGAAGATGATGAGGATTATTCTGTTAAAATAATAAGTGTTGATTTAAAAAAAGCAGTTATTGACAGCAGAAAAGACAATAAAATCAAATAGATATGTGGCAAACATTAATAGATAAATTAGTTTCAATTCTTGAAGCAAATACTCTGATAGGCGAAGTTTTTTCTTTTGAGGTGGAAGAGTTTAAGAATGACCCCACTTGTACAGTCACTCCGTCAGAGAACAGTAGCGATTATAATACCACCGAAGAGAATGTCAGGATATATGCTTTTAACGTAAGATTGTTTGTCAATAGAACCGTACTTGTCTCGGGAAAAGACACCAAATACGAGGCTGACAGGAAGATGCGGAACTTGGTTGATTCAGTAATGGATGATTTCGATAAACAGTATTATCTTTCAGGGATAGTCAATCCAACTGGGTACACGTTCATCAATCTGTTCGCCACTCCGTCAATGTGGGGATACGCAGGAAGAGAATCGGAGTTCAGGTTTTGCGAGATTAAACTCCAATGTAGAGTTTCCGTGGATTTGAACGCAATCAGCTAAATGCTATGAATAAGAGTGGAAAGGAATACGAATGTTCTGCTTGTAAAACTATTGTTTATATTCCCAAATGGAGAAAACGTAAAAACAATTTTTGTTGCAAGAAATGTGCAGATGATTTCAGAAGAGGAGTTTTGAAAGTTGGCAAGATTGATAAATGCAGTATATGTGGAAATGATATTATAGTAACCCCTTTTATGGAAAGTCACGGAAAAGGAAAAAGTTGTTCCAAGGAGTGTGCTAAAATAAGCATTGCTAATACTTTAACTGGAAGAAAGCAAAGTCAGTATACAAAACTTAAAAGGAGTAAAAGTTTGAAAGGATTTGTATATAAAGATAAAAACAGAAAGTATGAAAGCAGAGTAAAAGAGAACCATTGGAATTGGCAGAATGGAAAAACCAAGGAAAGCAGATTGTTTAGAGGAAGTATTGAGTATAGATTGTGGAGATTGAATGTTTTGGAGCGTGATAAGTTCAAGTGTATGGATTGTGGAGTGTCTGGAGTTGACCTAGAAGGCCACCACATTAAACCCATTAAAACTTTTCCAGACCTGGCTCTTGATGTTGATAATGGAATAACTTTATGTCATGATTGTCACAATAAAACTAAGTGGAAAGAAGATAAGTTTGAGAATAGATATCTTAACATATTAAGAAACATTTAACTTTAAAACTATATGTCAGCAATGTGGATTGGCAGACGCCAAAGTGTCGGAATTGGTATTGAGTCTTCGAGAGGAACCGCTGTCGCGGCTTCTTATTGGTTGAATATAATGGCCTTCTCGTTTTCTGATAAACCTATCAGGGCGTTATCTGAGGCGAGTTACGGTGGTATCTGGGCTGGAGACCAAGCTCCGTTGGTATTGAATAATGCTGAAGGAAGTTTTGACTTTGAGATTGGAGATGCCAGTTTCGGTGCTATTTTGTATGCCATTTTTGGCAGCAAGTCTGTGTCGGGACCTTCTGACACTTCCGCTTATACGCATACGTTTACGCTTTCAAACAGCAATCAACACCCGAGTTTATCAGTTAGGACAATCGACCCGATTGGAGATTTGCTCTTCAAGATGACAATGATTGATAAGTTCACGATGAATGTCGAGAAAGATAAGATTGTTTCAGCTTCAGTGAGTTTTATCAGCAAGTCAAGTGCTACGAGTTCCGGAAACACAGCGTCTTACGTTGCAGAGAAAAAGTTCGTTGGCAGGAATCTTGTGTTTAAGATTGGTGCTGTAGTTGGTGATTTAGCGGCTGCTTCTGCCGTGTCATTGCAAAGTCTTACTCTCAACATTGAGAAGAACGCACAAGCCCAGTCTACGCTTGGAACAGTTCAACCGGAAGACATCGTAAATAAGAGATTCAACATCACAGGAGAAATAACTCTTAATTACGAGGACAGAACTTGGTTGAGTTATGTTACTGCCGGTGGTTATAAGGCTATTAGAATCCAGCTTGTCCATGATGATACCATTACGGGTGCGGCCACCACTAAATACACATTCACTCTTGATTTGAGTAAGTGTATGCTTGAAGGTTGGGAGCCTAATTATGCGATGGATGACATTACCACCCAGAAGTTAACATTCACGGCTTTGTACGATGCGGGTGTCCTAAATTCGGTTGTGTCAAGTTGTACGCTTATAAATGGGGTTGTGTCCTATTCATAGTAATGTTATAACCTTTTGTATTATTGAACTTTATGTTATAATTAAAATATCTTAATTATAATATATGACAGAAGAGCGAATAGTACTCAAAGTAGTTGACGGAAGAAACAACCAGTATGGAGTGTGTAAGAAATATCTGATGATATGTTTAGAGTGTAGAAGAGAGTTTTGGATTGCTGGTGGAGCTTATAATCAAGGAATAGGTTTGACTTGTGGGAATGTGTGTAAACATAAAAGACAAAGTAAAAGACTCAAAGGAAAACCTACTTGGATAAAAGGAAAAACGAAAGAAAACTTTCCCCAGTTAGCTGGTTATTGGAGTGGAAAAAGATTTAGCGATGAGCATAGAAAAAACTTATCAATTGTAAGTCAAGGTAGAATTGGTTATTGGAAAGACAAAAAACGTGACATTGAAACTATACACAAGCAATCTGCCACTCTCAGAGAAAGATATAGAAATGGCAGCGTAAAGCCAAGTAAAAGCACTTTCAAAAAAGGTCATGTTCCTGTAAATAAGGGCAAGAAAATGAGTATTGAGCATAGAATGTTGCTTAGTAAGATTCACACCGAAAGACCAAACAGATATTGGTTGGGGAAAGAAAGGTTGCACATGAAAGGAGATAGGCATTGGAACTGGGCAGGAGGCAAGTCGTTTGAGCCTTACAGTAAAGAGTTTACTAAGTACGTCAAAAATCAAATAAGAAAAAGAGACAATTATACTTGTCGTAACTGTGGAAAGTCAGAAGAAACAGAGAAAGGAGAGAACCGTATCTCACTTACCATTCATCACGTCGATTACGACAAGAAGAATTGTTCAGATAGAAACCTCATAACTGTCTGTAGAAAATGTAACTTGTTGGCAAACAAAAATCGTGATTTTTGGAAAAAGATATTCCAATCTAAAATCAGTAAAATTTATTCTTAATGAAATAATTTATGATTGAAACTTACAAAAAAAACACTCTCGGTGGAGTGGAGATTGAGTTTAAGAAATGGATTACTGGCTTTGATAAAAGAAAGCTAAACATTGTTCTTCTTGGTAGTCAAGATATAAGAATAGGAGAACAAAGCAGCGATGGTCAAACATCTCAATTCATTAAAGGGGATAAAATAGTAGAATATCAAGATGAGCTTATTAGAGTATACGTAGTAAGTGTTAATGGAAAAACTGAGAACGTCTTTGATGAGGTTATGAATTTGAATGGTTCTGATTATGATTTCATAATGGAAGAAATAAACAACATCGGCAAGGATAATGCTTCATTGGAAAAAAAATAGCAGACCAGTATTTATCCCTCTTGAATACTGGTCGTAGTTGTATAATTGAGGAGCTTAGAATAATAATGATTTGTTTAGAGATGAAATGGAGCTATAGAACATATTTATCACAACCAACTTGGTTTATAAGTGGAATAAGTGAAAAGTTAAATCTTGACGCTGCTTTTCAGAATCAAGAAGCTAAAAGAAATAAATATGGCAGACGCTAAGTTGCAAATAATAATAAGCGCAATAGATAATGCTTCCAGGGTATTGGTTGACGTTGGAAAAAAAAGTCAGAAGTCGATGGAGAATTTATCTGCTATCACTAAGACCGTAGGAACTTCCTTTACTGCGGTTGGAGCTACTATTACAGGTGCGCTTGCGTTATCCGTAAAAGCATTTGATGAGGGGCAAGCTGCGGTTGCTCAGTTAAATGCTGTTTTAGCGTCCACAAAAGGAGTTGCTGGAGTAACTGCTGATTCTGTTACGAAATTAGCTACTGAAATGCAAAGGCTCACTACATTTGACGATGAAACTATAATTGGTGCTGAAAATTTGTTATTGACGTTTACCAATATCGGTAAGGACGTATTTCCTCAAGCCACAAAAACCGTGCTTGACATGGCCATTGCCTTAGGCCAAGATACTAAGTCTGGCGCAATGCAATTAGGTAAAGCATTACAAGACCCAATAAGAGGAGCAGCAGCCTTGAGAAAGGTTGGTGTTAATTTTACTGCCGACCAAGAAAAACTTATTAAGACAATGGTTGATACCGGTGACGTGATGGGAGCACAGAAACTTATATTGTCTGAGTTGGCTACTGAATTCGGTGGCTCTGCGTCGGCAAAAGCACAGACATTCGGAGGCAGAATTACTGTTCTTAAAAACCAACTTGGTGATTTAATGGAACAAATAGGCTCAGTTGTAGTGCCAGTTCTTGAGAAACTTGTTAAATTTATTGAGCCAATAGTAGAAAAGATTATAGCTTTTTCTCAAGAAAACCCTAAATTATTCGCAACGATTGTTACTGTCGTAGCTGCTATTGGTGCTTTATTGGTTGTTTTGGGGCCTCTTTTGATTATATTGCCAGGCATTGTAACGGCCTGTACTCTTCTAGCCGCGGCTATTGCTGCTATTACGTGGCCAGTAGTTTTAGTTATTGCTATAATAGCCGCCCTAATTGCCATAGGATATTTATTGATTACTCATTGGGAAGAAGTGAAGTCTTTTGCTGTGTCTGTTTGGGGAACAATAGCAAGTTTTATTTCTACAACTTGGGATAATGTTATAAGTTATTTAATAGGTGTTTGGAATTATTTAAAAGAAACAACAACGTCAGTTATGAATGGTATAAAAGATTTTTTAATTACAATTTGGGATACTACCATAAACGCCATAAAGACAGTTATAAATTTTGAAATAGGTTTGATATTGTTATTTTTTAAGAAAGTATTTGGGGTTGATTTAGTTGAAGTATTTACTAATTTATATACGTTCATAGTTGGAACACTTGGAAAAATGTCTGAATTCTTTACTATGCTTTGGCAGAACCTAACCATTATAACTACAGCAGGAGGAGAGGTCTTGAAGTCGACATGGGGTTTTATTTGGGATGCAGTTTCAAGTCACTTCATGGCTATATGGAATGGCATTAAAACTATAATAGATTTTTTTGCACCATTTTTCTCTGCAACATTTGAAGCCGGTAAAGAAATTATACTTGGAGTATGGACATCATTGTGGACAGCTGTTAAAGACACAGCTGTTGGGATATTTGACGAAATAAAGGAAACGATTTCATCTATAGTCAAGTGGATTACTGATAAAATAGCTGCCGCCAAGGCTGCCTATAATTCTGCTAAAAGTTTCCTTTCCGGTGGCATGTCAAGCGCAATTAGTGCCGGAAGTAGTGTTACTAAATTTGCTTCTGGTGGAATAGTTACAAGAGCTACTAACGCCATAGTCGGAGAAGCTGGTCCCGAAGCAATTATTCCACTTAATAAACTTGGCGGATTTGGGACTAACTACGTTGTAAACATTCTTGGCGGAACTTATCTGTCCGAGAATGTCGCAGAAGACATAGGCAATAAAATAATAAGCAAGTTAATGATAGCTGGTCAAAAGATATGATTAGCGTTTTAATCAATGGAACAGAACGAGTGGGTTATATAAAAAAAGGCAGTCTATCAATAGAGAACGTCTTGACACGGCAAGTTGATAGATGTTCTTTTGATATAGTCTATTATTCAAGTCCGTTTGACTATAATCCAACTATAGGTCATGAAGTTATTATCTATGATGGAGCGACCAAAATTTTTGGCGGAATGATTGTTAAGATTTCCCAGAACGCCGAAGAGAATGTGATAACTTTCAGGATAGAGTGCCAGGATTACACAAGATTTCTTGACAGGAAACTTGTCATTGACAACTATTCTCAAATGACAGTCAATGCCATTATTGCTGATTTCTTTTCCACTTACGGGCTTACCGACCAAGGATTTACCAGTGTTAATGTTGATTGTAGTCTTGTTGTCAACAGCATAGTATTCAATTACGTCAACATGACGCAATGTTTAACTACGCTGGCTGATTTAGTTGGCTATGATTGGTATGTTGATTACGATAAAGACCTGCATTTTTTTGCAAAGGATGACGTTGCTGCACCATTTGATGTTACTGACACTAATGGCAATCTGATAAATGCCAGTTTGCTTATAAGAAAAGATAACTCTCAAGTAAGGAATGTTATTTATATCAGGGGAGGAGAGTATTTAGGCGATACATTCACTTCGGTATATGTTTCCAATGGTCAGCAGTTTGTTTATCCTTTAGGGTACAAGTACGAAGACCTCACGCTTACCGTTACGGGTTCAAGCTGGGATGTCGGCCTTGAGCCTGCTTATAATCCTGCGTTATATGATGCGATGTGGAATAAAGACGCTAGAGTCTTGAAGTTTAGGGTTGACAGGATTCCCAATAACACTTCCGATATAAGAGTTGGTGGGCGGCCGTATTTGCCTGTTGTTGCCAAAGTGCGTGATACCGTAGGCGTTGCGGCAATGAAAGCCACTGAAGGCGGCACTGGTGAATATGAGTTTGTTATAGTTGATAAATCCATAAGTACAAAACAGGCTGCTAGAGAAAGAGCGCAGGCTGAGATTGATGCGTATGCCAGTTCATTGTCAGAAGGTGAGTTCTCAACTTACACGGCAGGTTTAAAATCAGGAATGAAGATTTTAATAAATTCTACAGTCCACGGAATAAACGAGTACTATCTTATCAACAGGGTAAGGTCTGAGATGTTTTCCAATGATGAGATGGTTTATAGCATAAGTTTGGTTACGTTTAGGACGATGGGTATTATAGATGTACTGCAAAAACTATTAGGACAAGAGAAGTCCAAGATTGAGATAAATTCCAACGAGATAGTTGACGTTGCTGAATCGGCTTATGAAACCATTACATTGTCCGAGACATTCACGTCTTCAATCGACCACAACATGAAGACCGAGTCGATGAACATGGCAGAGACGACTACCGCCCAAAGTTTGAACTATGATGTGGACTTCGTGCTTGGCGAGTTCGACCCTATCCTTGATGCAGGACTGCCTGACACCAGTTTGCAGGGCTACTGGAGATTCCAAGATGATTTCATGGGAGCAATGACAGCCGAGAATTCAATCCAAGACGTTAATGGCGACATAAACAATCCTGTTTACAGATACAATTCCGAGAGATTGTATTATTCGGCTTTTACGGGTAATGGAAATGTGTTTGTAAAGGATGAAGGTGGAGTATATGATTACGGCAATAATGACGATTACTCTATAAATTTCATTTTCAATACTGCCGTTGGGCAGGAACAATCAATGACTGAGCATTTTGAGGGAGAGACTGGTGTTTTTCCTTGGGCCATAACTGGGCCATTGGCTGATGGAAGCATTGAGTTTGCCATAAAAAAACCATATCAAGCCATAACCGTTGTTGATAGCTATAGCGAAGCGTATCAAGATTCAGGAATACAGTTTGGAACAAGTCCATTCTATTATGGGCAATCGTTTTACAACGCCAATGCTATTGATTTGTACAGTTGTAAGTTTTATATAAAAAGGGTTGGAAACCCTACAGGAGACTTGACTGCATACCTGTATGCTCATACTGGAACTTACGGTTCTAACGGTGTTCCTACAGGTTCTCCGCTTGCCACGTCAAATACAATCCTTGCGTCTTCATTGACTACCCTGTATCAGTTAAAGGAGTTCACGTTCAGCGGAGCCAATAAAGTAACTCTTTCAGCTACAACGAATTATGTCATTGTCCTTAAACATGTAAATTCTTCGGGCGGAAACGTAGTAGTTGTCGGTTGTGATTCAAGCACCTTGACCCACGGAGGAAACCAATGCCAATCAGACGATGGAAGTACATGGTTCCCTGAGTCTGGAATAGATGTCATCTTCTATGTTTATGGAGCAGACTTGTTTGCCGCTGTTGCAGCAGATGCATCTTATTCCGATGGTGCTGACCATGTATTGTGTGCAGTAAGAGACGATACTAATGGGTTAGTTTCTCTTTATATAGATGGAGCATTAAAAGCGTCTACCCTAGTGGGTTCAGGTCTTGATGTCAGTTCCTTGATAAATGGATTTTGTATTGGTAATCGTTCTACGTTAAACACCAATCCATTCTCAGGAAAGATTACCGCCTATAGATTATACGACAAAGCATTAACGGATTTAGAAGTTAAAGAATTATATCATACTCACAAACGTCAGTTCGTTCTTGACGGTAGTGAGTTGGGTTAAAACATATGCAAAACGAAGGATTGACTTTAAAAGGTCATTACAAATTCACAATACGAGACGCTGAAACTGGAGAGGTTAAGCGTGTTTATGATTACGAGAATCTGATTCCGACAGTTGCCAGGGCGATGATTGCCAACAATCTGACAGATTCAACTCCGACCAATGCGATGCGGATAAATTATACTGCGTTAGGGACAGGAGTAACTGCTCCTGCTAATGCGGATATAAAACTTGAAACTGAGTCATTCAGGAAAGAAGTATCTTCCGAAACTAACGCCTCGAACATTGCGTACTTTACTGCATTTTATACTGCAGCCGAGGTTAGCGGCACATTCAGAGAAGCAGGTGTATTCTGTGATGCGACAGGTGTTGCCGATTCGGGTGTTTTGTTTTCAAGAGTTGCAATAAATATCACTAAGAGCGTTACCGAATCACTCACCGTGGACTATGCGATTACTATTTCGTAGCATATCTAGCTATTGACTATTTAATGTCATTTGGTAAGATTATTGTATCAATTATTAACAATAATCTTATGAAGAAAATAATGCTAGATGGAAGTCTCGTTTGCGAACTGTATGTCAATGGAGACAGTACTGTAACTTTAGCTAAACTATTTAATGTAAGTTACGGAACTATAAACAATTGCCTAAAGAGTAACAACTGTAAATTGAGAAACAATAGAGACAAGTCTTTAAATGCAATTGCCAATGGAAGAAATTCAAACTCTGAATTGCAACGAAAAGTTGTTAGAAAAAAATGGACTGGAAAAGGAAACCCTAGATGGAAAGATATTGGCAGTAAGAGAAAGAGTGGTGAGTACATTCTTATTAAGACAAAAAATGGCTGGAGAAAAGAAGAACGAGTCATTGCAGAGAAGTTATTAAAAAGACAACTTAGAAATGATGAGGTCATACATCACATCAACGGTAATAAGTCTGACAATAGACCTAAAAATCTGTATGTCATGACTGCAAGTGCACATAAATCATTCCACGTAGTTGATAATTTGCACAGAGATTTTGTTAAGATAAAGTTAAAATCAAATATCATTGATTACCAACTTACAATCAGTTAATTATAATTATATGAGTATCGGAAAAGAAACGTATTCAATAGGTGAAAAGCTTTTAGCGTCTGAACAAAACCAGATAGCTAAAAATGCCAACGATGGCGGTGGTTTTCGTGATTCTTACAACGCAGGTGAAACAATCAACGGCGCAACATTGCCTGTAGCTGTTTATCGAGCTTCTGCCGATTCGGAGATTTACGCTTGCGACGGTGATGATTCAACAAAATTAAACTTTATAGGATTTGCGATTTCCAATTCAACAAACGGCAATCCAATTTCAGTTCAATTAGAGGGAGTTGTGCGAGGATTTACTGGATTAACGATTGGAGCTGATTATTATGTCCAAAACGACAAAACGATTGGAACAACAAAAGGCACATATCCAATAAAGGTTGGGGTTGCTGTCAGCACCACCGAATTATTGATTCTGAATCAAAGTTGGCAATTGATTGGAACTGATACGATAGCTGCAAGCAGTGCTGTTGCAAATCCTTCTGACACGTCAATAATTCCAGACGGAACACGCTTTATTGTTTATGATTGTGAATCATACAAACTTGAAACCCCTAATTATAGTTATCAAAAACATGCGCAAATTTTTTTGATGCCAGGTATTATTACCACAGGTTATTTTGCCCCTGTCGCCACTGGCAATGCGGCTATTCCAACTTGTTTAATTGGCATTAAGGCAAGCATATCAGGCTCCACTTTAACTTGTGAAACGCTAAATTCTGCTGGTGGAGGAGGAGCGACTTCTTACATCGCTGGAACTGTTTATTATTTTAAATAATTTTACATCTATGAGCTACAAAGACGCACCAATCTACCAACGTCAACCGTTGCTAACTTCTTCGTCCAGGTAACAAAAGGAGCCGACACTAACACTTCCTATATCATCGCTGGAAGCATAATGTTCAAATGTCCAGTCTAAACAATCCCAACAATTAACCTTAAAAAATAGCCCTTTAAAACGGGTTATTTTGTTTTCCCCTATACTCTACCATTCAAAACCTCACTAAAGTACCTTAAAACGCAATTTTAGCCCTCAAGTCCTATTCCACTATCACGTCCCCGACCCTTTATCCCTTTAACCTCTACACCCCAAACACCCCCTTTAAACCTTGTACCTGTACCTTATCATTGTACCTATTCCCTCACAACCCCCAAGGCACTTATCCACAGAGATAAGTTATTTACTCTAAATTTACACATTTTTAAGCAAGTACACAAACCCCTAAAACCCCTTTACAAATCTATTCCACGTGCTATAATATAAATATAAAACATTTAACAACTAACAAACCTAACAAACCTAACTAACCAATCTAACAAACAATCCTATGACCAACATCACAAAGGAACAAGCAATCGAGAAACTAAACGTAAACATCAAAAGCGAAAGAGAGCAATTACTTTGGCTTGCTCAACAACTAAAGAAAATTGCAACCTACATCGAAGAACAAACACAGACAAGTCAAGAGCGTTATCTTAACTCTCTTGGAGAGATTCAAGCCTTGGGAGCAAGCGTCGATAATTCAATCGGAAAAGCAGTAATGTTACATCAATCTTTAGACCTTCTTGAAAGAATAGTATAATAACATTAACCTATCCTACCCCGAGACCGAAGCATACAGTCATGTTTAGAAGCCCAGGTCTCGGGAAGGATGGATTAAATATATGAAAAAAGTAAAAGCATTGAATGTGTTTTTAGAAACCTTAATCAGGCGAGGTGGAGTAAGATTCACCAGACCCAGAAAAATATGACTAAAAAACAAAAGCTCTGGATAATCACCAATGAATCCATTACTCCAGAGATGACGGCTAAAGAGGTTACCGAGACCGTTAAAAGAGTAAAGAAAATGAGTAAAGAAAAGATTGAGTCTGAGATTTCTAAAATACCCATATATCAACCTATATGATAAAAGACAAAAGACTTCTTTTGGATTATATTCTAACTATAGTTTGTCTTCTTGGCGGATTTTTAACTGGATATTGGTTTCCTCTAGTAGGAGTTTTAAGCTACATTTATTTTTCTAGAAAATAACCCTATGACCAAAGCAGAAAAAATCGACATGCTTGCTCGTCAGTATTGCTACAACGAGGAAGACGTGCAAGACTTCATCACAGAGCATGAAAAGTTGTCAGACTGCAAAATCAATTTAATCTTTTTTAAAGAATTCGAATCACCTGAAGATTTATGAAAACCCTTGTAGGAATAGTTAGAAGCAAAATCTCGTCCAAATCTTATGAAGTTTATCTTGACGAGAATGGGAATTACTCGTGTTCTTGCATAGTATGCCTGAGTGGCAAATCAAGGATGCCGTGCAAGAACGTCCAAGCGCATTTGGTTGCCGTTAAATCTTTCAAGAAAGAAGAAACTGTTTCAGAGAATCCTGTCGTTTCCACTCCAATCAGAAAAAGCATTAAAAAATCCTCAATAGAAAAAATAACTATTTTCAAGCAACAGCTTGAAGAGCTAAGACAATGTCTATGAAATACAAGTACACGCTAAAAGTCGAGAATGTTGAGAGCGGGTTTCCAGTTATAGAACATGAGTTTGACGGTTCAAAAGAAATTGGTTCTTTTCTGGAATACGATGTAAACTTTTCCATAAAGGGCTGGGAAGATTTGCATACGTTAATTTGCAAGGTGTGCGGAGAGCGCAAGTTGCTTGCTGAAATCACCTTTAAAGAAACTGATGATGACAGACTAGACCCTATCTGCCACCCATGTGCCGAGCAAGTTATAGACGGCAGTAAAAAGCTCCCCGAGGTAGAAGCCGAGGAACTCTATAAAACAACCCCCTCACTTACTACCACATTACCACCTCAAGACGTTTAAAAGCCTCTACAACAAGTTTTTTACCCTAACCCATACCTAACCATTAAAAACACAACCAAAGGCCTTTAAAAAGCAAAAACAGGCCTTTCGAGGTACATCAAAACTATGACCAAAACCAAAAAAACAAACATCTACGTGGAGAAAGGCCACAAAGACGTATTGGAGAAAGGCCACAAAGACGTATTGGAGAAAGCAGTGGACAACAATCTGCCCGTGTTGTTAATTGGCGAAACGGGGACAGGAAAAACCAGTTTTGTTCGAGATTTAGCCGAAAGAAAGGGGATTGAGTTGTTTAGACTTAATCTTACAGGCCAGACTGGGGTTGATGAGTTCCTTGGAAAGTGGCTCGCCTCTCCAGAGAAAGGAACGTATTGGCTTGATGGATTATTGATTCGAGCAATGAAAGAAGGCAAGTGGATTGTACTTGACGAAATCAACATGGCCTTGCCTGAGATACTTTCAGCACTCCATTCATTATTGGATGACGACAGGAAAATAGTAATGAAAGAATTTGACGGAAGCGTGGTCAAACCACATGAAGATTTTAGATTATTCGCCACAATGAATCCTGATGACGAGTACGCCGGAACTAAGGAGTTAAACAAAGCGTTCCTATCAAGATTTCCTGTGGTTATGAGAATTGGATACAGCGACAAAGAAGAGCTTATCGTTGAGCAACAGGGAAGCGTTGAAGAATCAGTAGCTCAATCTCTGGTTATGGTTGGCCATGAGATTCGGTCTGCTAAAAAGAAACAGCTTATCACTTATACCTGTTCAACTAGAGACCTTATTTATTGCGCTTCATTGATGTCTTTATCCATTCCTAAAGCATTGAGTTTCGAGATGTCCATATTAAATAAGGTTCCCAATGAAGAACGTGAAGCGGTACAGAAAATAATCGAACTTGTTACTGGCGAGAAGATAAAGACTTCCGAAGGAAAAACATTCAAAAGCATCGAAGAGATGTTGAAAGACTACAGCAAGTTGGACAAAGAATTACAAACAATGAAGAGTGATACAAGCGACTTGCGAGACGCTCTCAACCTCAAAGGACAGGAAGCCGACCAGCTCCAGAAAGAAACCATGTTGGCCAAAAAACTTGCCAACGAGTTATCTGTTCAGCTTAAAAAAGAACTTGAGTCTCATGCCGCCACCAAGGAGAAAGCTAAGAACCTAATCAAAACTTTTGAATCCTTGACCGAAGACATTCCAGAAGATGAAAAGAAAGAGACTATGGTGAAAGTAGAAAGCATAGTTAAAGAATAAATTATGTTACATCACAAGAAAGAACTAGAAATCTTAGCCAATGTTTTATCCGACAAAATCAATGTCAGGATAATTCCCAGCGATTGTTGGAAATGCGATACGTCAAAAATGGTTATTTATTATCCTTCCGAAAGTTGGCTTGTCAATGCGGATTTCGGGCTTATAATCCACGAAGCTTCTCATTTGAGATTCTCTACTTTTAACAAGGCCAATAACAAGGCCAAGTTCCTTGAACACATCAAGAAGTTCAAGAAAGAGAGTGTTCCGTTAATCCAACTCCATAACGCATTTGAGGATTTGAGAGTCGACAGGCTTATAGGGATAGTATATCCAGGCGCAAAGATGTATCTTGAAGAATTGTATTACGAACAGTATCTGGATGTCTTCGAGAAATACAGGATGGCCAACAGCCTAAAGTGGTACAGCAGAGAAATCAGGGATAAACATTCTGATTATCTCGTGGATAACAGCTGGATAGGCTTTTGTTTCTACTGGTTGTTCTTTTTCGAGGTGTCAGAAACTCATGCCAATTCATTCCTGCAATTCTTTAATGAAGATTTGATTCGAGCCATAGACGACAGTTATGATTTTATAACCAAAGAGTTCCCTAAAGTTGAAAGTGATGATGACATTTTCCAATTCCTTAAAAAGGTTCTCAAATTTAAAAAGGTTCTCAAATTTTTCCTGCCATTGGTTGAAGACATTGAAAACGAAGAAGAGTATGAGAAGCCAGAAGACAGGAGAACTGATAAGGACGGTAGCGGAAGCAAAAAATCCGATGAGGCTGGAGAATCTGATAAGCCAGGAGAAAAATCTAAAAGCGATGATAGCGAGACTGGAGACAAAGGAGAAGTTGGCTTCACAAAAGAGAAACTTAAAAAAATCATCAGTGAGGTTGAAAAAGTTATAGACAAGTTTATCAGCAGTTCCGCGCCTGGTGATGCTGGAGAAAAAGAAGGAGCCGAGCCAGATGTTTCAGGAAAGATGTCAGATATAAGCAGCAGTTCAAAAAGCTCTTCCGAAAACCCTGTAAAAGAAATATCCAGAGACGTGTTGGCTGATATGATTGGAGAATCAAAAGATGATGAAGATAAAGAATCTAAACTATCGTCTAAATTGTCATCTAAGAGACTTGACTTTAGCGATTTGAGAGATTTATTCAAACTCAGGGATTCCGATGGAACTTATCTCTTGCCAGAAGATTTGGCTCATGACGTTGAGATGAATCTAGCCAAAGTACGCAGTGCTATTTCAGTTCTTAAAGATAGCGAGACTAACCGTTACGCAGGCGGATACGATAGTGGAAAACTAGAGAACAGAAAACTATGGAAACTGACCAGCGTAAAAAAGACTAAAGTCTTCAGCAGAAAGATAGTTGACAGCAATGATAACAAGGACATGGCTGTAGCCATACTGACTGACGTTAGTGGTAGTATGCTAGGCTCAAAGATACAGCACGCTTGCAGGGCTACCGCATTACTTGCCAAGGCTTTAGAGATGGCGGGCAAACCAGTAGCGGTCTACAGTTTTAACGGTAAATTCACTAAACATAAGGAATGGACCAAAAAAATGGACTACAAACGCATGGTTGAAATAGAGAATATAGTTTTAAGCGGAGACGGCTGTAAGTTCAATAATGATGGATACGCAGTAAAGATGACAGCCAAGGAGTTAGCCAAGCGTTCCGAAAAGAATAAGATTATGATAGTTCTTTCAGACGGCCACCCCGAAGAGAGCGATGAGCGTTCTCCCGAAGGAATCCCTTACAATGAATACAGTCTAAGAGATGAAGCATTGAAAGCCGAGAAAATAGCTAAAGTATATTCAGTAGGAATACAAAACAGCAGCGTTGAGAGATACTATTCAAGACACGTAGTAATCCACAGCGTTAAAGAGCTTGCCCCTGTAATGACTAAGTTCTTTAAAGAGAATTCAGGCAAGCGAAGGAAATAGTTATCCACAGTTTTATATAGCCAAAACCCCTAAAACCCTTTACACAATCAATATTATATGCTACGATAACAATATAACCCATGCGGAAAAATCTATGGAAGAAATAACCAAAAGTTGGTATTCAACCGATGAATTGGCTAATATGTCTTGGTTCCCAGCCAAATCACCAAGCACAATCAGGACGTTAATCAGGTTGGGTAAGCTTGAGGCAATCAATGTAAGCTCAACTGGAGTATTGCCCAGGTTTAAAATAAGCAAGGAATCTATTTTAAAGTATTTGGTGTCATGTGGAGTGGACTTGATTTTACCGCCAGACGATTTAAAACCCTCTAAAACGTCCATTTCCGAGGTCGAACATACCAAATCACCAAAACCCAAGTCAAAGCACCTTAAAACGCAAAAATAGGCCTCGCAGCCCTATTCTAAACAAGCGTTAATCAATCAATCCTATGAATACGGAGTTATTCAATCAATTCATGACAATTATCAGATGGCTTATCATCTTCGAAGGTGCGGTTGCCCTTCTTATGGTTTTAGCCCTCCTGTTCTTGAAGTCGGTCATTAAGAAATAAACTTTTAATAATCTGTTCGTTTAATAATTTAAACTTATGAAGAAACTCATTCTGGTTATTTGCGGATTCGTTGTGTTTATCTTGTTGTTAATTTTAAATCCTGTTGTGTTTGTCGGGGCTGGCGAACGAGGAGTGGTAATGAGGTGGGGAGCTGTGCAAGACAATGTCCTTATCGAGGGCGTGCATTTCATCAACCCCATTTCCAACAAGGTTAAAAAATTGGACGTAAGAACCCAGAAAGAACAGGTTGAGGCTAGTGCGGCTTCCAAGGATTTGCAGATTGTAAAATCCACCATAGCTCTTAATTATCATTTAAAAGAGGACAAGGTAAATTCACTCTGGCAGAAGATAGGCGGAGATTACAAGGAACGCATTATAGACCCAGCCATTCAGGAAGCCATTAAATCCACCACCGCAAAATACACCGCCGAAGAGCTTATCACCAAAAGAGAATTGGTCAAGAACGATGCCAAGCAGGTATTATTCGACAGGCTCAATGGAGAATATATAGCAGTTGATGAGTTATCCATTGTTAACTTTGATTTCTCCAATGAGTTCAATAAAGCAATCGAGTCCAAACAGACTGCCGTGCAAGACGCTTTAAAAGCCGAGAACGATTTAAGAAGAATCAAAGTTGAGGCAGAGCAGAGAGTAGCTCAGGCAACTGCCGAGGCTCAAGCTATTAAGATTCAAGCTGAGGCTATCACTCAGACGGGCGGACAGGATTATGTAAATTTAAAGGCGGTTGAGAAGTGGTCTGGAGTTCTTCCCATTTACATGACAGCCAATGCTCCATTGCCATTCATTAACGTAAAATAATATGCTTGCTAAAAAGCAGATGGCCAAAATGTTCGGCCCGAGATGCAAGGAGTTCAACGGTGCTTGCTATGGATGTCAGATGTACCTTGCCAGAGATTACGCAATCTGGTTCCAGCAAGAACTGGATTGGTTAGAACGTGAGGAAAAAGAAAGCAAACAATCTTTAAAGGAGAAGAAATGAGAATCGTTCTTTCGTGGCAACAGTATTGTCTTCTGCCGTTCGAAGTGCGTCTCGACTTAGAGCATGGCGCACTTCAAAAATGGTGGAAGTTAATCGTTACTTAACCTAAACCTAACACAGCCCTGTCATATCAGGGCTAAAAAAACTTAACTATAATTAAATATATGAAAATCTCAATCAAAAACCAGTATTCAGACGAGGTGTTATTAGAGGGCGAAGCGGAAAATTTAAAAGAATTTATTAAAATTAACAAAGCCAACCTGAGCGGAGCCGACCTGAGCGGAGCCGACCTGAGCGGAGCCGACCTGAGCGGAGCCAACCTGTGCGGAGCCGACCTGTGCGAAGCCGACCTGTGCGGAGCCAACCTGTGCGGAGCCAAAATTAAAATTTCGCAAAAAGAAGAACTGATAAAAGCCTTGGGTATTATAATCGAGGAGTAAGAATTTAACTAACTAATATAAAAAAGTATGGTCACAATGCAGTATGTTCTTCCGACAGCGGAGCAGTTAGAGATGATGCAGAAGTTCCGTGATTTGTATCAGGCCTTGTATCAAGAAGTAAATCAATTGGAGAAAAGTAGGGGCTTGTCTCTTGCTTTAACCAACTTAGAGCAAAGTGCGATGTGGTTGAATAAATCCATCACAAAAAACGATTAAAATCCAACCCTGTTTGGCGGAGCAGGCCAAAACCGCCTGACTATAAATTTATGCTAAGAAAACAATGCAGTGAAATTAAATATTGTACGGAGTGTGGACTTGAATTAGAAGATTTTTTTACTGGAAGATTCGATTCTGCGACTGGCGAAAAATTAAAAAGAAAAGATTGCTTGAATGAAAAGTGTGAAAGGGGGTGCAGACGGATTGGCCATCAATATAATTTTTGGGGGTTCGGTTCTACGTGTAGAAGATGTGGTTATGTTATGGAGAGTCATTCTTCGCCTCCTCTCCCCCCTACTCGCAAGAGTTGGGAAATTCGTTCAGACACTCCCACCTTCATGTCATAAACCTGGAGGTTGGGGGAGAGGAGATTAACTCGATTCCTCAACACGGCGGTGTGGCAACATAGCAGTTGCGTCCGCCACAGTGGACGGCTTGCGCAAGCCTGAAAGGTGACTCTACTCTACGGGACTGGCTACTACCAGCGGACAGTAATGTCCAGACAATTCCTTTCACCGCCGTGTTGAGGTGTTAAGTAATATTAAAACCATAAGAATTAAAAAATCCTATGTCAAAATTCAAAGCGGGAATGATTATTGAGAACGCTGACGGTGAGCGTAAGATACTCGGCCAGTGCGGTGAGGTGTTCTTTATTAGCGAGGAAGATGATTTTGAAACAGCAGTATCCGAGATATACACAGAGAAAGAATTGCGGAACGCTGGCTTCGAACCAATCGAAGAGCCGTGGAAACCTGAAATTGATAATCTTTACGCTTATATTGGCAGTTTGGGTGATGTCGGTAAAACTTATTGGAGTAATTCAGAGGGTGACAAATATCATCTCTCCATTGGCAATGTATTTCCACCCGAAAATAACGAAGAACTCATCGCCGAGTACAAGCGCAAATTACAGGAGATGTTTAAGCCAGAGGCTTACAAGTAAGAAACTAGAAGAATCAGAAGAGCTGGGTTCGGAGAATATTAAAGACTTTGAAAGACTCGAAGTTGATTGGTGCGTTTATTATTATGAGGCTGGAGATTACGAGGGTTCCGGTTTCGGGCTTTGGAAGAAAGACGGTAAGTTAGGGTATTCGGATTTCAGTCATTGTTCGTGTTATGGCCCCACGGAAAATCTGAGTACTCTGTATTTTGACAGCATTGAAGATATAAAAAAATTCTGCAATGAGTATAACTTCGGACAAGAAGTTGTTGACTATGCCATTAAAAACGGACTTGTATGAAAATAATAAACCAAAATCTTGGCGAAAAACTGCTTAATACGATTAGGACTTACCATAGTCATTGCTATAGAGCTATAAAGACATTGCCTAACGGTAATATCACCACCGAATATGTGGAAGGTGATTTAATGGTATGCAAAGCTCTCCGAGAAGAAATTGGATTATTGGAAGAAGAAATAAGCAGACGAAATAAAAAACTTTTAAATAAAAAAACAAAAAACCTAAATGAAACCCAAATGCAAAAACTGCTATGATAAAGGTTTCGCCAGCGTTTATGAAGCTGGCAGTTATGCCATGCCTGATTTTTACGGCGATAAAAAATACCGAGTCCAAAAAGTGGGAATAAGAATTAAATACTGTACTTGCCTAAAAGGCAAACGCATGAAAGCTTATGACAAACAAATTAAAAAAAGATAAATTCCTAAAAGCATGGCGATATCTTGAAAGTCTTAAAT